ACCACCACCACCACCGGCTACATATCCTGAAGGTGAACCTAATGATAATAATGCAATTGTTGCATCATATACACCATTTCCACCATTTGGAGTTCCTCCACCACTACCTACTTGAATAAATCCTCCTCCACCTCCGGAGTTAGATGAACCACCATCAGCACCATTTTGTCCTTGTATACCTGTTCCACCTGTCATTGAAGCTCCTGTTCCTGCACCACCACCACCTGATGCACCTCTACCACCGGAGCCTGATACATTACCTTGTGTTCCTCCACCTCCTCCGCCCCAAGCGAATGAAGATGTTAAACTACTTCCTGAAATGTATGTATCACCACCATTCTGTCCATTAAGATTAGTAGAACCAACTGATGCAGTTCCACCTCCTCCTACAAATACATTGTATGAAACTGATGATGTAAGTGTAAGTGAACTACTAATGTATCCACCTCCTCCACCTCCTCCAGCTTCTCTACCAGAAGTTAAAGCACGACCACCTGCTGCACCACCACCTACTAATACATAATATACTAATAAACTACCTGTTGGTGGAGCCGGAGTAACACTAGTTCCTCTTACAATTTCTTGTCCCAATGTTTGCAATTGGTTAGTATTTCTTAAATACAACATATTCTTTTATTTTTATCTTAATGCGATAATGTTGCCTACAGTCGTTGATGATGATATTGCAGTAAAGATACCAGGGATAAATCCACTAGCACTTACAAATGTCAATACTGAACCATCAACAGTCTTTGCTACTAATTGTGATGTTCCACTTCCTTGTGTTCCAACATACAATCCTGTTGCAGTAAATGGTAAACTTCCAATAGGGTTTGAACCTGTTACAGTTTGTCCACCTGAAAATTGACCATTTTCTACATTACCGCCCAAGTTAATTACTTTGCTCATATTAATTTAATTTATTTTATATAATTTATTTTCAAATCTTGCTTTTGATACTGTTTGTAAATCTAATGTTCTCCATTGTGACCTACCAGTTTCGTTGTTCAATGTTGTTTTTATGTTAAACATACCTTCTGATGCTTTTGTAGAAGACCCACCGGCCTCTCCACCTACATATGCTCCACTATCCCACCACATATAATAATAATCCACATTACCTTCTAATGTAGTCCATTCAACTCTTATCTTATTATTACGAGATGAACTTTCTAATAAGTCTTGAAATTCAGATAAACTGATATCAATACCTTTGAATTGGACAAGTTTATTATGATAAGAGTTACTATTCATTATATCAATGCTGGTGCAACAATTAAATCTTTTTTATCTTTCTTTTTTGCTGGCTCTCCTGCGTATGAACTACTTGGTATAGACGGCATTGCTTCGGTTTCGGTTAATAAACCTAATGTTCTTAACTTATTCCTACTCCAACCCAATCCACTCTTTCCACCCCAAGCCATATACATAAGATATCCACAACCATCAGTAAATGATTTTGAACTTTGTAAATCACCTTCATGTCTACTTAAAAAAGAATACATTCTCTTTATTGTATCTACACTAATTGGTTCACCCTTTGCTAATTGATTTGCTCTTTGTTTTCCAACAGGAGTTCCACAACTTCCCCAACCATTATCATCTGCATATTTTAATGCTGCTTTAGCATTACTTTTAACACCATCTGGATAGTCTGAATAACTTTCCATCTCTACTCTCTTACCTGCTTTATATCTACTATCTTTTTTGATTATATTTTTCATATAAGATAATACAACTAATGCTTCTTCATCTGTCAATTCTTCAACATTTTTAGAAAGTAAGATTTCTTCTTTTGATGCCTGAATTAATTTATGTTCAAACAAACCTTCAATAGAAAATCCTTTTACCTTTCCAGTTTTAACATAATCATTCCATAAGTTATTATCACTAATCTTAAACATACCCATCCAAGTTCCTTCAGGCACATTCAAACCATATCTACTGCTCTTATCTAACTTTCCTTCTTTAACCCAACTCTCAACTAAATGAACTCCTTTGATATTTTTATCATGTTCCAAAGTAGCCTTATCAGTATACTTTTTCATTAAGTAATTTTGAGCAACGGTTTTAATCGTATCTTTTGTTAGGAATACATGATAAGGTTGACCTTCACCATCTACTCTTAATATCTTTTTATCAGGTATTAAGATTGGGCCAATTAACATTTGTTGGTCTTTATCAACAGATGCAAACATTACTTCTTCTTTATCAAAAGCAATCCAATCCATTTCTATTGCTGGAGCCTCAACTAAACTAATAGCAAAGACTTCATCAACACCATCCTCTTCAACTTTAAGCTCATACAATTTCATATATTAAAAACACTTTTAAGATTAAAAATAGTTATCCCCCAACAAATGTAGCTGCTCTACTAGTCCTTCTATCTAATGCTTGTTGTGATGAAACTTCACCACTTACAACATAAGCTTTCAGAGGAGCTTGTGCTTTGTTAATTGATTGTGCAATTGCAGTAGATGGATTTTGTCCACCACTAACATTTATCGTAGGTGCAGCTGCTCCACCAACTTTTGGTGTTGGTATATTTGGTGCTGCACCAATTGAACCTCCACTACCTCCACCAGTTACACCGGCTTGAGATGCTGCAGAATTAATTTGTTGTATTGATTTAACTGCTGATGCAATTGTTGATGCAATACTTAAACCTGCTGATATAGTATTAATTAATACCCACGGAGCTCCAAATGTTAAAGGTGATGCTGCAACTGCTTTTGCATTTGCTATACCTGTATTTGCAACAATTTGTCCGATTGATGCTGCTTGTGATATAATAATACCTGCAATTGCTAATGCTTTATTCTTACCTGCAACTTGACTCAATAGATTACCAAATTGTTCAAACAATTGTAGGTAAGCCATATTGATTTCTTGTTTGGCCTGTGCTGCAGCTTTCTCTGTTGCTATCTCTTGGTCACTAATATCCTTTCTAGCATCTGCATATTTCTTTCTGATTTGAGTTTTTTCAAATTCAGTTAATTCAGTATTTTGTAATTCAGTAGTTTCTTGTTCTTTAAGGATATCTCTTTGTTGTGTTAATCTTTGTAAGTCAGCTTCAAAGTCACCATCAATCTTTTTATTTTCAGCATCTAATGCTTCTAATTTAGTTTGTAATCCTAATAATACAATACCTCTTTCATCCTCACCTTTCTTTTTAAGTCTTTCAGTTTCTTTTTCATCTAATTCCTTCTTCTTATCAGCATCTTCTTCTGCAAACTTCTTTCTCATTGTAGCAAGTTCTGCCTGAAGACCTGTTTCTAATATTGTAGTGTCTTGTTTATACTTTGTAGCAGTTGCAATTAATGCAGCATACTTTTGATTTATTTCATATTCAGTTCTATCTCTTTCATCCAAAGTTGCTTTGAATGCGTCTTCTTCACCTTTTCTAACTTCACCTAATTCTTGGTCTCTTAATCTTTTTAATTCATCTAACTCTCTTTGTTTCTGAGCTATCTTCTTATCACTTGCAACTTTATTTTTACCAGCTAACTCTTTATTCTTTGCTTCCTCTTCTTTTAACTCATCTGCTTTATTATTTAATCCTACTTCTTGTGCAGTTGCATATGCATCTTTTGTTGCCTGTTGTCTTTTAGTTAAATTATCTCCTAACTTTTTAAGACCTTCTGCATCTGCTTTACCTAAATTATCATTATATAATTTTACAGCTTCTTGCTCATCTTTATATGCCTGTTCGTATGTATCTTTAGCCTGTCTAAATTGAGTCTCTCTAATCTTTTGTGCATCAGCACCTTGTGCTTTTAATCTAGCTAATTCAACTTTGTTTCTTCTATTTGTATCTGCTGCATTTAATTCTAATAATTCATTTTGTCTTTCTAATGCTCTATTTAATACATCCGCTGCAGCAGCTGCTTCTTTTTCACCCGTTGCCATTTCATATAATGCAGATGCTGCAGTTCCTAATAATACCACCAATGCACCAATACCTGTTGCAATTAATGCTGCTGATAATGCTTTAGCTCCTGCGGCTGCAGCAGCTTCACCAACTCCAACCTGAACAAATGATTTAGCTAAAAATCCGTTTAAGGCAGTATATGCTCTTGTGATACCTGTAAGTTCACCTAAACCTTTTGCTGCATCTGCTAAATCTTTTCCTAATTCAACAAATGATGCTTTTAAGTCAGCAAATTTTAATCCACCAAATTGTTTTAAGGTATTAACTGCACCACTTACTTTGTTACCAATTTCACCAATCGGTCCTGGTAATTGTCCTAATACTTCCGTAAAGTTAGATGCACCAGTTCTTGCAGATTTGATTGCATCCTCTGTATCATTAATTTGTTGTTGTAGTATTTTGAACTCATTTGACCCAGCAGCAGTTTCCTTCAATTGCTTTTTAAGTTCTTTAAGAGCAGCAATAGATGGTTCTACATTGGTTTCTACATCAACCTTTACTTTTACTTGTTTGTCTGCCATGCGTGTCTTTTTATTTTATACCAAACATCTCTCCATGTTGTTGGCAATTTATGTTTACCTTTTGCTATTTCAACTCTATCGGAAATGTTATAATGTTCTCCTGTATTCAATAATTCAATTATACCTTTTATCATATCTTAAAAACAATCTTTTTATTATAAATTAGTGATTATAAACAACCACCACCACTACATATAGCGGTATTAGTTAAAGTTAGAGTATTTCCAACATCACCACTCACTACTGTATAAGTTGATGAAAAATCATTTGCAATACCTGTTGGTGGAGGTGCACAATCTAGGGCACTTACAATACCTGTGGCTTCTACATTTGAATAATTACCACCACACTCATCACAAGTTAGTTCAACATTGATTGTATCACCAACATAAACTGTATATATTCCACTTGATGTGTTGCTTCTACTTTCAACAATTAAACCATTCACATAAATATCCATTTGTCCTCTTGCACCAGCTAATTCACTAAATGTCCATGATAATGTTGCACTTCCACCTGACCCACTAACAAAATAATATGAGTTAGAGAATGATGATGTTACTGCTCCACAATTTTCATACATTCTATAATATGTTGATGCAGTAGGTGCAGTAATTACTCTTGGAGAATTACATCCACCTGTATTGCTTCCACCCCATGTAGAACCATCTAATGAAGTTTGTATTGTTGTTGCAGTGCAACCAGAACATCCACTACCTGTTGTAAAGAAAATACTAATATTTCCTGAACTAACTGATGCAGTAGTTATTGTAGGAGTGCAACAACTTCCACTTAATATAATATTAGTGCTACCTGAAATTGTAATATTGTGTCCTGCCGTAAATGTTGTTGGGAATGTTATAACCCTATCACCACTACCTGAATAAATATATTGTGTTGAACTTGTCACCGGTGTTCCATTATCTAAAGTTGTTAATGTTGCAGATGCCGTAGTATACGGGCCCCACACAGTTGAACCACCATCTTTACCTTCCATAACTACATTAGCAACTGTTCCACCTGAAATACTTTGTGAGAAATTGCCACTAAAATAATAAGCCGTTCCAGATACAATTAAGTTTGCATCTATAAATGCAGTTGGACTTGCGTTATACTCTGCCAAATTAATTGATGCAGTTGCATATGCAGTGCTACCAGTTGGTGGTGTTGGTATAGGTTGCAAATCACTCAATGTATCACCAATGATTGGCCCTAATAATTGTAAATTACAACTACCATCTTTCAATGAATAATCGTTTATTGCTCTTAAATGATAATAGTTACCTCTAAAGTTTACTACATCATTCAATTCCATTTTAATATAATCAGCTAAAGGTATAATTGCTTCACAATTTAATAATCTTGTTTTAGGATTATAAAGGAGTGAAATATAAGTTTCCCAATAATTTGTGTAAAGACTACCGGTTGGTATTTCTCCATACGCTGCAGCTTCATTATTAAAAAGTAAGCTATCACTATTTGTTGTTGGAAAACTACCAGTTACTACATTATAGTTGTCAAAATATGGAAAACTAGTTTGTGAATAACTAATACCTGCAGTAGTAAAACTACCGCTTTCTAACCACCATTCCTCACAATCTATCAATCCATTGTAAAAATAGATATGTGGTAAAACTCTGCTTGGATTGAAGTTTTGGTCACTAATAAATGTTGGTATGTATATTGGTATAATTTGACTCATAATAATTTATTTATAAACAAGGATATCCATAAGTTGAACAAGTATCTCCTGTATCTGTTGCAACTGCAGTTGAAGTGTTTATTGAGAATAATTCACAAGTATTATAATCTAAAATCCATTTATATCCTGTCAATGGAGTAACTCCATATGCATCAAAGTATAATACTGCACTATCTTCTAATACACCCGTAGATGAGAATATTGTTTGATTTGCAATACCATTACAAACATATGATGGATTGGTATTTTGTGAAATTGCATATTGACCTGGTAATTGATATGCTATTGGTTGAGGATTTAATCCACTAACACTACCTGATAAACCTGTTCCTGCAATTCTAACTAATGGGTCAGATGCAAATGTAGTTTTAACATTAAACTCACCTTGTGAGAAAAAGTTAGCAGTATCCACATAATATGATTTACCATATTCTCTATTTGCAGCTTTAGCAAATTGTTGTGAAATATAATCAGTATCTAATGTATCTCCAAAGTTTAATTTATTTACAGCAAGATTGTTTGCTGGAATTACTTCTATATTTTTATCTAAATTGATATACCTATTAAAATCTTTTACTTCACCCCTCTTATACCAATTATTAAATTCTTCAATTATGAATTGATTTAATCTTGTTTTATCTGGATAGATTACTAAATTGAACTTTCTTTGTAATCCAATTATGAAATCAATTTGCTTAATACCTACTGTTCCAAAAGGCATATTTGATGGAATATCTATAACTCTACCATCAGCTGCTTGTCTTACTTCTCTAATTTCCAAATAAGATTTAGTTGTAGATTGTGGGTCTAATGTTACAAGTGGTTGAGATGTTGGAGGTGGGTTATTTGGACTTTGTCTTAATTGAAAATAATAATTTCCTGGTGGTATATCATCTAACTTAAATTCAGTTTGTAATTCATATGTTGTATTTATACCAAAGCTACCTCTACTTTGTTGTAGTTGGTCAAAAAAGAATATATAAGATTGAATTGCACGAGTTGAATAGGGAGTTGAACTACCTGTTTCTAACATTCTTATTTGCCATGTTCCATTTGCAGATAATGTTCCTGGCATATTATTAACAGAGCAACTTACATTCACATTTACATTTAATATACCTGAAAGATTAGTTCGTTTCTCTACTTTATATGCTGCATTATTGTAAAAGTTTTGTGGGTCTGATAATTTATTATACCAAGGAAGTGTTGTCCAACTACCTGATGGAAGAGTTCTATCTGTCATACCACTCCCACTAATTGCACCTATTTTTATTTTACCATATGTTTCCAAATCAATATCAGAAAATTCAGGATACTTTAATGAGTTATTACAAATCATATAGGTATCATCAATAAATGATTGTTCAAAAAATGATGATGAGTATGTATATCCTGCTTCTGCAAATATTGCATCTAATACTGGTTTTACCCTAATTGCAGGTTTGAAATTTTGAACTGTCAGTGCCCCATCTTCGTCATCCATTCCAAATAATTCATATTGTCCTGATGTAAATTGATATCCACTACCATAATCGGCAAGTGGATAAACTATATCACCATTGAAAAGATTACCACTCCAACTTGCTGTAATATTATTGTAAGATGCAGTATGATTATATGCAGATAGTGATGTTAAATCAGTTAAGAAGTTTCTGTTGATATCTCTACCAAAACTGGAAAGAGTTCCATAAATAGTTACTTCATATGAGTCAATAAATTTATTAGCAATTACATTTACTTTGTTTAATTGAATATATCCATTTGATAAATACACAGAGTCAAAATCAAAGTATGCAGGAACTTTTATATTCGTTGCAAATAAGAATGGATTATCAATAGAGATATCATATACATGTTCAAAGAAAGCATTATTTACTTTTGTTCCTGGAAGTGTAATCTGACGAGTAAAATCAGAAGGTAACTGACCTATATCAAATAGACCAGTTACATTATTTGATAACTTAATATCTTCGTCTTGAAATATATCTAATTGTGTTCCGTTTGCAATTAATCTAAAAGTAAACGCTTGTGTTGATATTATACCCATATTACATTATTAACTTATAAGGTTGTCCATATTGGAAATCAAATTGATATTGAATTAACTTATCAACTACTCCTGTTTTGAATACAATATTTTGTGTAACGATAGTTAATGGTCTTACTGAATTAGTTGCTTCGTTATATACCCAATAAATCTCATCAGATACTAATAATTGTTTTAGAATATCATTATAAGTTTCAGGCAACCAGTTTGTATTTACCTGTAATCCTTGTTTACTATCTACGATATATGCAAGATTTGCTGAGTCGTATGGTTGATAGGATAGTGTTGAACTTTCCCATGTTCCTAATTGTGGTTGATAAGTTCTTCTTTCAGTTTCAAAAGATTGTTTGCTTATCATATTAAAGTTTAGATAATCAAATTGTCCATATCTATTTTTCCACTTAATTCTTACATTTGGATATTTTTGTTGACAAGTTAAATCATAACGAACAGAAGTTCCTAATGGACTTGCTCCGTTATATGCTTGAACAGCAAACCATTCTAATCCTATTGTTGAAAGAGGGAAACCACTTTGAGTTGGCCCTATTGGATATGTTGCAATTTGTGCAGATGAAGATGTGTTACCACTAACTGCATAATTAGCACTTCCTAAATTAGAAGTATAAACTACTTTTGTTGGACTAGTTGAACCCACATTACCAACATATACACCTGATGTTCCAACATTTGAGTCAAAACAACTTTGAGAAACTGGCCCGTCAGTCATCAACGGCCAATAAACAGACGATGTAAATAATTGTTGTCCTATTGGTTCTTGAAATACTCCATATCCATCTAATGCTTTATAAACATTTGATTTAACATGTGAGCCTGTTACAAATGTTGACCCACTTTTGTATTGATAATAAAAATCAACTGCAAAGTATTTTACATTTGATGGGTTAGCAATTGCTAAATCAGTAAGAGTTGAATTGATTATTCTATTCAAATCAAAGATACCTACATTTTGTGTATTAGGATATTTTACAATTGTGTAATCAGGAACACTTCCTGAATTTGATACAGAGCCAGTCCAATAGTATAATTCACCAAAATATTGAAATGAAGATGATGTATATACAGGTGTGCTTTCTAGCACCGAAAATATAATTGGTGATTGAGCTAAAGATGCTGTTGCTGGTGTTTGTGTAAACGATAATGACATTTCTTTTTTCCTTTATATAAAAACCACTAAATTCAAAAAAGTATGTGATACCCTATTCTATTTCATTTACAATATTAGTTGCAACCGTTTCTCCTATTAAATCTAATAATTCATCTAATCCTCTTTGAAATTCAGGAGTATAGATTGCTTTGTCTACGAAATTTATTGCATCAGGTATATTTTTTGTGTTACCATTTCTGATATTCTTTGCAACCGTTGGGTCATTCCACCATCTACCATATGGAGCATCATCTGGTGAAACATTAATTGAAAATTCAAATGATTGTATTGGAATTACCTTTGAAGTTGAACCTTGCACATCAAATACAGTATTAATAGTATTTGCTTTAATTAAAGCTTTCCTTAATCTACCTGTTTTGTATGGTGCTTTATTGGCAACTTGTCTGATAAGAACATCAGTAATTGTTTTTGCCTTCTTTGTAATGTCGTTAATTGTTGCCATACTAATATGATACTGATGATGATACTAAAGAATATTGTGTATTCATTTCTTCATTTGTTAAAAGTGAATTATAAATTGCAATTATTTGAGCAGTTCCATTATAATATCCAGCTGAACCACTACCAAATACTAACGGATTATTATATGGAAATATTACACTACCGAATGTAGTTCCTTGATTATTCCAGCCAAATGAGTCATTACTACCTGACCATAAACTACTTGATGCATTTGCAAATCCTGTATTTAATGCACTTGATGTTAAATTTGTTGATTGATAACCAATAAAATTTATACTGCCAGTTGCTGCACCTACAAATCCCTGATTTACATATCCCACACCGGATTGGCCATAAGTTTGTAATGCATCTCTTGTTGCAGTAAATCTTTGTGTAAGATATGAGTTCCAACCATTTGGCATAACACCTTTTCTAAAAAGAGTATGATTAACCGATGGTAAGCTTCTGTTAATATTATAATTAGCATTTCCCCATAAAATAATTGTTAATGCAGCACTTCCTGAAAATGAAGGCATATTAACAAAATTATTAGTTCCATTAAAAAGTAAACCTTGACCATTTACTAAATTAAGAACACTACCTGTTACTTGAGCATTATTATTGTTTCCACTTATATCATACCAAATATTATCAGTGCTATTATAAGAATTTACATCATAGTATGCTATTAAATTAGTAGTAGATAATCTAATATTATTTTGTTGAGAACCTACAAATGCAGTTGGTGTAAATCTCATTATGCTAAATTTTTAATAGAAGTTGCGTATAAAGTAGTTCCAAAAGAAATTAATGTAACAATGTCTTGTGCAGATGCACTAGGTGTTGCTGAATATGTATTTCCAATTGGTTGTAAAATTGTTGAAGGTATTACAATTGTTCCAAATCCTACTGCAGGTTGTAATACTTTTAGATTTATAGTTTGACCTGCTTTTATATTTGATGGTTGTAATCTAGTAGCAGACCCACTTACTAATGTTAAAGTAAATAAATTACTTGTTGATACATCCATACTAGCAGTTTGTGATGTAATACTTAAAGAAATGGTATTTCCATAAACACTTCCTGTTATGGTTTGATTACCATTAAATGAATTACTACCTGTTGTTGCAAAACTGCCTGTTTCACTTTCTGTAATAAAACTACCTGATTGGCTTCCTAAATTACTCCATTTTGTATTATCAATAGATTGTGATACTTGTAAATTTTGAATAATCGGTTGATATGATGAAGTCCAAGTATTTAATTTGTCTAACGATGTATTCATTGAAGCAGTTGTAACTGCCAAATCATTAAACTTTTGATTATCAATTAATCTATATGCATTCAAATCAGTTAATCTTAAATCAACACTTGCAGAGTATGTTGTAGGATTTCCAATACCAGTTAATGTTGTTGTTGTAACTACATTTGATGTAATGGTTTGAGAAACCCCCAAAGAACCCGTTATTTGTTCGTTTCCTGACACTCTAACTAATCCGTTGAGTGTTTGTATGTCTGAAGCATCATCTCCCAAAATATTAGACCCAGATGAGAATATGACACTACTGCTTTCTATTGTAGTATTTATTTTATATGCACTAATAGTTCCTGTTACTGATAAATCACCCGTTACACTTTGATTTCCTATAAATGAATTGCTTCCAGTAGTTGCAAAAGATGAAGTTGCAATTATTAAAGCAGATGCAGTATTTTGTAATGATATTAATTGGTTAGAAACAGATGCTGAATAACTAACAGGGTTTCCAAATCCACTTATTGTTGATGCACTAACTGCAGAAGCGGATATTGCATTTGTTACTCTTAAATTACCTGTGGTATTTACAAATACTCCTACACCATTACCCAATGCATCTTGTATTTCTGCAAAAGTTGCAGATGCAGTATTATCACTCCCTAAATGTAATAGAGATTGAAACGATTGTGAGATGTATTGATTACTTAAATTTCCCATATTATTATTTTATTTTAATCTGTTATCCATGTTCTAAAATCACTATAATCACCTGCCCATGTTGCTGGTGTTGTATTCCATATCTTTGGTTCAATCCATAATTCACAAATATCACAATTGATTAAATTAGATTGTGGCCAATTGACCATTGGAATATTTACAAATTGCCAATTAGCTTGTTCTAATCCCTCACCTACACTAAAACATTTCAAATTACCATAGTTTGCAGGTAATGATGTGTTTATTTTAGTTGCAAATGCTCCACCTATGTTCTGACCCTCACCGACAGATATAATTGCGTTATATGGTATACCAGTAATGCAATCGTTTATTCTATATCCTAAAAAGTTCGGGTCAATTAAAAAAAAAAGACAACGATTTTTATCATTGTGAGTAGTGAGTGTGAATGTTGCACTCCACCCAGCCAACCCATTGTTGAACCTATCACTAAATGGTTCACATACAATCTCCGTATTGATTTCAAATCCATCTACACTCCTTTGTGTGTATGAAGTTAAATCATTTAAGATACTGAATGTGTTTGCATGAATATCAACTAAATCATCTCTTTTATAAAATGGAATAGTTATTTCATTGTTTGTCGGGTCACTTTCGTTATTTTTGTTTTTAACTTTATCTGCTACTATTAATTGTATTTGGTAATCCGTTGTTGATGTTCCCCAATTAGCGTTAAGAATTACTACATTCCCTACTGGATAATTTGGAAATTCATCGTAGTCAAAATCACTCAATGCACCCTGTGATACCATCATGATAGAAGGGTGGTTTGTCATAATAGTTTTGAAATAATTCAAAATATTATAATAAAGTGAGTAATTTATACCAGAATTATGAACGATTGCTGCCATAGTTTTAATTATAATTGTATACCGCCGAAGTATTGATTACTTTGGTCAGGATAGATTTGTGTTTGGTTACCAACTGATTGTAAGTATTGAGGAATGTTTGCAGAATATGCAATTAGATAGTTTTGTAATCTTAATGCATAATAATCAGCATTTGATAATGCTTTAGCTAACAAATAATCAATCTCACTTTTAGATGGTGCCGTTCCTTGGTCACTTTGTTGTTTAACACTACCATTAGATTTGAATTGAACAGAACTAAATGGAATATATTCAACTGATGAATACCATATTAAAGTATTTTTAATGTAATCATCTAATAAGTCTTGATAATATACACTCAATTGTGCTACAGTCCCAGCAGTTATTTGGTCTTGTAAAAAATCAAAAAGAACAGTTCCTAATAAGTTCTTTAAGTATTTATCTTGTGCAGTTCTAACGAATGGCAATAAAGCATCAGCATCAATTGCACCTTGCAACGGAGTGTTCTTTATAATATCGTTTCTGTTTATGAATAATGCGTATGACATAGTTATTTTTTATTATATATTTCGTATTCTTTTGAATTTACTTCCATCATTGAGAACTTTTGGTCTTCCAAGTTAGGGTCAGTCACTACTGCATCTTGTCCATCATCGGTTGTTGATGGATTTTCCATTGATTTGTTAGTTTCATCTTCAACCTGTCCTACTGTTTTACCAGTTTCTTCTGCAGTTTGTGATAAAATTACTAATGGAGTTAATTGTTCAAAATATAATTCAGTATCCGTATATCCTGAACAAGTTAATGCGTAATCCAATGTATTTAAGATTAAGTTTTGGAATGGAGCAATAGTCATTGTTTGCATGATGCTAAATGCTGTTTTCATTTCCTCACTTTGTGAACTGAAACCATTATTCTTTGTTCTAATACCAAATAATAAAGGAGAAGTTACTCTATGTGAAACTAATATTCTATCTTGAACATAATCTGCAACATAATCGTATTTCTCATGTAAGTTTTCAATGTTAATTACATCAATTGTAGGTTTAGTAGCAGGGTCATCGTTGAATGATAACATAAATCTACCAGCGTTATCCGTTCCTGTAAACTTTGCTTGAATTAAATCTTCAATAGTTTCTCTTTCTTCAGGTGCAGGAACTCCATTATTGAAGTTAATCATTACTGCAGGTAAGAAACCATTAGTAATGTTATTGTAATGTAAATTAGCTATCTCACCTTCTGAAATTGCTAATTGTAAAGATGAAATCCAATCAGGAAGGGAATAATAGTATAAACCTGGACAATAGTTCTTAATGTAAAGTATTTCTAACTTTTCTTCTGATGTTTCAAAAGCAGGTATCTTCTTTTTCTCTTTAATCTTTCTGTTATCATGCCAATCAACACAATAATAATAGTTTTCTATCTTTGGATTACCATATAGTTTTTCAGCACGAAGTGTTTGCACTGGAATATGATACATCTTCTTTATTTTTGTATGTGTATCATCCCAATATACTTGAAATGCTGCATTACCAAACAATTTCAAATCAAACGATACTCTTTTTAAGTCCTCTTGTGGAACTAATTTTTGTAATGTTTCGTTAAAGGCTTCATTTTTAGAATAAACTCCTTTACCAAATATTAAATCAGCAATACCTTCAACCGATGCTGCATTAGTTGTTGAAACATTAAATGCTGCAATTATTGCATCAAAGAAATCATCTTGTCCATAAACACCAAATGGTATCCATGAGTAACGAGTTCTCGTATCTTCCGTAATTATTGGAAGTTGATTATTATTTACATTTACAATTGCGAAATTTTGTTTTCCTTTCATATTAGTTCATTATTATGTATTTGTTTTCACTTACGTGTGAAGTGATTGGAGGTATTTGGTTTTCATATACGGATTTATCTATACTTTGAGATGCATATACTTGAACTGAACCTCTCCATATATCAACACTACCTGTTGGAGTTCCATTATATAATACTGCACGATATTCAGATGCAACAATTGCACCACTTATACTTGCAGTAAACCCTATATAACTTTGGTATCCTTCATAAGTTATACCAGACATAGATGCAGTAAATGTTTGCAATGTAGTCATATCAGTCAAAGACATTGTAAATTCATTCAATGTAGATGCTGTTGGCTCGGTTCTAAAGGTATATGAGTTGCTTTGTGAGATATAATAACTCTGCATTATCTATAATTTATATAATAAAAACACCACTTTATCTAAAAATAGTTATGACAATAAAAAAACCCCACTCGTTTGAGTAGGGTCTAATATTTTAAGTCATAATATTATTTATGAACCATAAACGATAGTTGGTTGTGTTGTTAAACCAGCGAATGCGTTATTTACTGTGCTTCCAGATAAGAAGTAAGCCGGTTCTTTTTCTAAACCTGTAAGAGTGATTGAGTAACCGAAAAGGTCACCTAATGCTCCACCTGTTTGAATAGTTCCTGCAGTTACATCACATCCTTCTTTGTTACCAATCAATAATGCTTCACCATTTAATGTCCAAACTACAACCTTGGGACGCCCGTATGCCATAAGTTTAAGCTGCGTAGTCATCTCGTTAGTCAACTTCTTTAAGTTAAGAGTTAATTCTTGTTGAAAGAATGTAGTTCCGTTATCTCTTGATGAGTTAACAGTCTCTGTGTAAGAAGAGTTACCTTTAAGTTCATAATAATACGCTGAACCACTTGTATTTAATGCTGTTACCAAATCGTTAGCGTTAGTAGTAGCAGATGCAGTATAGTAATTCAAGAAGTAAACTCCTTGTAAACCACCTACTGACTCTTTGCAGACTTCTTGTCTACCCAAAGTAACTGTGCATTGTCCTGATGTGTAAGCCATATTATTTTAATTTAATTTGTTTGTTAAAAGGTGGGAGTTTTACCTCCCGACCTTAATTATTTTTTAGTAAGCTCCGTAGTAAACGATGTCTTGACCTACACCAAACTGAACACCAGCAGTGTATCTCATGATAATTCTGTAATTTTGAGAACCATCAATGTTAGCCATATCAATCACCTTAACTTCATTTGTGTCAGACATCAAACCTGTTCCGAAGAATAAGTTAGATTTTTGAGCTGCAACTAATTTAGATGCAGTCATACCTGGACATAATACTAAATCAATACCATTGAAGTTGTATGGTTTTTCACCAACTGTAAATTGATTTTGGTAACCATTAGCACCACCATTTGCAGTTCCAGTTGAAGCAGGAACAGATGTTTGACCTGCTAATGCTAATTGATAAGCTTTAGCTACATTCGTAGGAACATAGATAACTAAATCTTGCTTACCATAAACTGTATCAGGGATAGTGTCAACTACTGATTGTAATTTAGAGATTACATTCGCAGATGTAATACTACCAGAGATAATTGCAGAACCACTTCCTGCGCTTCTTGCAGGTAAAACTGCAGTTGCACCACCCGCTGCTACTGAAGCAGAAAGGATAAGTTGGAAACCATTAAATTCACCATTTGTTGTTCCGTTACCTGCCCAAATAGATTGTTCAATAGCTTGAGCTACATTACCACCTACATAAGAGATTAAGAAATCGTTAAAGTTTTTAGGGATTTCATCAAAAGCTGAGAAACCTAATTGTAAGGCATTCCAGCTATCTACGAATTGTTGCTTACATAATTGTAAGTTAACTTGAAACTCTTCAGGAACTAAAACCTGTTCAGAGATTGATGCTGTTGCAGTTGCGTTAAAATCGCAAGATGCATCAGAGATTAAAGAAGATAAGGCTAATTTTTGGATAACGCTCTTAAATTTTACATTTGGCATTATCGTAACTAACTTCTTATCCAATGTGTTTGCAGATAATAACGCTGCTGCGATATATCCACTTGCGGCTTCACCTGCGTATGAAGAGTTACCGGTTGGGCCGATACCTTCTGGCATTGTGCCGAATTTTTGAATTTTGTTCATGTTAATTCGTTTTTTGTTTTTTAATTATTTTAATTATAAAGTTTAGATAAGAAAGAACCTTGTGGGTCTTGTATTTTCTTACCATAATTTTTTCTATTTGCTTCAAACTTTAAGATAGAATTTGTATCTTCAATTGGAGCACCATCTAATTTAGGTAACTCTTCTTCGTCAACTTCAGCCATTTTAATACCATCTACTTCTTGAGCTACTTCTGATGATAATGGTGGCATCATTGCTTGTTCCATGTTCATCATTTTCTTTTCCATCTCTTCAATTCTGTAAGCCATTTTCTCCATCATCTTTTTCAAGTCAATATTGATTGTGCCACTTTCCTCACTATCATCTTCCATTGGTTCACCATCCGTTTCAGGCATGTTAGGGTCAACTTCATCAGTTGTTTCAGCCATCTTTAGAGTTCCTGATGTTACTTGACCTTTTAAGTCAGGCATCACATTCTCTTTGTCTTCGTTACCAACTGCAGGGATAGGTTCAGTTTTAACCATGTCAGCATCAACATCAGCCATCTCAACATTTTCTCTTTCAACGATTTTACCGTCTTCAGATTTTACTTTTAATAAAGTTTCGTTTCCTTCTGTGTCTTTCAACATCAAATCGTGGAAACCATTTGGAGCTGGAGATTTTGTTCCATCTTCTGAAACTACAAACAAGTCTTCACCAACATCAAATGTTGCAGACTCTACAATTGTTCCATCAGCTAATTTAGCGTAAGTCATTTCTACTTCATCTTTTGATAAAAGTCCTAATATCTTACTTAATACTGTTTTTGAGTTCATATTTTAATTGTTTATATAAGGTAAAAACACCTTTTGTTAAAAAAATCGTTATTTTAATTTATTTCTTCTAAAGTATTTAATATAGTATCATCTGCTACATCTATTGTTTCATATATCCATCCATTATTTAAGGATGTATAATATGTTGTAGGATTAGCATCTACTATCAATTCTTTATCTTCTTTGGTTAATTTGAATACTTGCATAGTTTATTTGTTATCTCATTCTTGCTATAATACCATTATATTCTGCTAATGCAGTTGCAGTTGCAGCTGGAACATTAGATGCAGTCATTTTATATAAAGTTGTTCCTTGACCAAAGTAAATATGACCATTTACATCCATAACACACCATTGTAAGTTTTGTTGTGGAGCTGTAAAATAACTAACAGAGTTTGCAATTGGATTATAAGTGTAAGCATTGTTTGTTCCAAAAGTTGGATTACCAAACACATATATTAAACCATCAGCCCCCATGACAGAAGCCTGTGCTCTAATATCAGTTACACTTCCTAAAACGGATGTTCCTCCATTTGTTGATGGTGTTATTTGCCATATATTGCTTGCACCATATGCTGGGAATGTATAAGCATATCCATCATAGTGTGTGCAGACAGTTCTATATATGTCAGAAGTATTTCCTAATGCAGATACAAATTCATTAGTATCAGTATTTGCATTCCACACGTGAAGACCTCCACCAGAACCTCCACCACTTCCCATATAAAGTTTTCCATTAGCTGCCATCATACCTGTTAAGGTATCACCTTGACTAGTTACTGGACTTAATGATGTAGCAGTATTGTTAAGAGTATCTACTTTGAACCATGTATTGCTTGAAAACCAACCATTACCATAAATGTATCTTCCATCATATCCTGAACCATAAATGCTACCATAATTACCTGTTACTGGATTTGCAATAGATGCAGCTATGGTATCTGTTAATGTATCAACTACTACAATATATCCATTTGCTACAAAATATACACATTTACTATAATCATTATAATATCCTGTATAGTTTACTAATCCATACGGAGATGTTATATTAGTCATTGTGCTAGTGTTGGTATTCCAAACATAGATTGTTGTTCCACCATCACCTGCCATATAGATTTTACCATTTCTGGCCAATTTACCACCAAATATATTGCTTCCTAATGATGTTGATATTGAAGCTGGTGCTGAATATGTTACACCATTACCTACTGCAAATACACTACTCGCAGCTGATAACCATTGTGCAGTTTCAGTTGATGTCCAAGTTCGTATTGATTGGTCAGGAAATACTGCAGCCGCTGGTGCAGCTGCTCCTTTTACTTTTAATCTATTAAATCCAAAGTTTTGAAATATCATTATATCATTTTTAATGTTGATACTACATTCACCTTTGAAGAGTTAAATGCTACAAATGAAAGTATATCATTTGAACCACTTACAGATGCAGTATATGCACTTCCTGATGGTTGTAATACATTTGAACTCCATACGATTGTTGAAGATGTTACACCATTCAATGCTAAAGTAGATGTTACTCCACCTTTCAAATTACTTACTTCAATTCTAATAGGAGATACACTTGCACTTAATTCAAAGTAGTTTCCTAAATTGAAATTCATTGATGCGGTATTAGAGGTTACACTCATTGATACTACATTACCGAATGCACTACCTGTTAAACTTAAACTACCTGAAATACTTTGACTTCCGATAAATGAGTTAGAGCCTGTTGTTGCGTAACTACCTGTTAAGTTTCCTAATGTAGTATTCTTTGTATCTTGTGATGCAGTGAAACTATTCAATGCAGTAATGTCAGTTGTTACTGCACTACCTGTATTAACTGTAATGTTAAATGTAGATGCATCACCCTTTGTAAATGTAATTGTGTTAAGATTTACCGAAGCGGTTACTAATGAACTTGCAGTGATTGCAGATGTTACATAACTTCCAGTTTGTCCTGCTAAGTTACTCCATTTAGTATCGTTAGATGCAGTATAAGAGTTTAATGATGTGTTACCATTACTTGCTGTAAATGTATTTAAGTTAGTCAATGAACTATTTACACTTGCAGTATAAGTAGCTAATGTTGAGTTCTTTGTATTTTGTGATGCAGTGAAAGCATTAAGAGAACTAATATCAGTTGACCCTGTCGCTACTGGAAGTCCGTTAATTGTTAAAGTTCCTTGCACCTTAACACTACCTGAAAGAGTTTGTATGTCTGATAACTCATCTCCGAATTGATTTGAACCACTAGAATAAATTACACTAGCCGTTTCATAAGTTGTTTGAACATATTGGAATGATGCAGATACTGCAGTTATGTTTGTGAATGTTTGATTAACACTAAAGTTATTATCTACATTCGTTCTTGCAAAAGAAGCAGTTTCACTTTCAGTAATCCAACTTCCAGATTGAGTTCCCAATGTAGAGAACTTTGTATCAATACTTGCGGTATATGTTGCAAGTGTAGAGTTTTTAGTATCTTGTGAAGCAGTGAATGAATTTAATGAAGAAGTTACATTTGCAAGAGTTGTATTCTTTGTATCTTGTGATGCAGTAAATGCATTCAATGAAGTTAAAGGAATTTGTCCTGGTAGATTTGTTAATGCACTACCATCACCTTTGAAATAAGAAGCAGTTACTGCTCCTGTTACTGATATAGATGATGATACCGATAAATTACCATTAGGTATTAATATTGTCAAATTACCTGGGTTAAGAGGTATTTGTGTTTGTATTAAATCTACATATGCAGTTCCGCCTTGGAAATAAGTTCCTTTGATTTCAGCAGATGCAGATATAGATTGAAATATTTGTGAACTTGTAAATCTATTAGTTGCGTTAGTTACTGCAAAACTACCTGTCTCACTCTCTGTAATCCAACTGCCTGATTGTGAACCTATGTTAGAAAACTTTTGGTCAACCGATGCAGTATATGTAGCAAGTGTAGAGTTCTTTGTATTTTGAGATGCAGTGAATGCATTTAATGATGTAATGTCAGTTGTTTGTGCACTACCTGTATTAACAGTTACTGCAAATGTTGTATTATCACCTTTGGTAAAAGTTAATGTATTTAAGTTTACACTAGCAGTAATTAAGAATGAACCACTTTCGGTTTCAGTTACCCAACTACCAGATTGTGTTCCTAAATTACTCCACTTTGTATTATTAGATGAAGTATAAGCATTTAGTGATGCAGTTACATTTGCAAGTGTTGTATTCTTTGTTTCTTGTGATGAAGTGAATTGATTTGTGCTAGATGTAAATTGATTAATACTAGCAGTCAAAGAATTAAAAGAAGATGTCGTTACTAAATTGTTTGTGTTAACAGATATAGTTGCGATACCAGCTTGAAGACTTGCACTAATGTTTGAACCACTAAAATTTAATTGAGTTGCATATCCTAATAAAATACCTTCATCAGATATAGGAATTGCAACTGATGCAGTTATGTTTGTTAATTTGCTACCATCTCCTACGAATACACTTGCCGAAACAAATGATGAAGCAGAGATAGATGTAAATGAGTTTGCTTGTGTAAAATCGTTACTACCTGTTGTGATAGCATAACTGCCAGTATTAAGACTATCTACAAGTGTGTCTATAACACCTGTATTAAAATCCCTTAATACTTGTGGTGTAATTGCACCCGTAGTATTGTCAGGAAATGAACTAGCGTTTGATGCTGATAATTGATTTTTGGTTAATATCGCCATATCTTTATTTTATTTATATCGTAATTTCAAAACCTGAGCTAAAGCCTGAAGAGAATGGACCTGTAAGCACTACTGCTTCAGGAGCAAATTGTATGTTACCAATACCTTGTTGCATCAATGCACCTTTACAACATGCAACATCATAGGTATCACTATTCAAACATAGACATCCTCTTCTGCTATTCTTTGGTGAACTTAATCCTCTAGTAGGCCCAATGTATACTCCTGATGCATTCTCTCTATTGACAGAATAACGAAGATTACCATTGCGACTGTTAGACCACTTACCACTCATAGTTTCATTTTAATAAAAACACTAATTAACGGAAAAATAGTTATGACCCACTTCTTTTCATTGCCTCTTTGTGCAACATCGTTTCCATCATATTCTTATCTGATTTATAACACAGATACAATAGACACTCTTCTAATGGTGTATTAATTATTTCTTTGTATTTTGTAATATCCCCATTGGCGAGTTCGTGAATGGCTGCATAACCTCTCCACTTCTTACCAAAATTTGCCTGATATTGTGAGGTAACTCCATCTCCATCGTAGATTTCAGGATAGAACTCAACAAGTCGGTTGACAAATGAACAAAAAAAAAGAGAGCTCCAAAGTGAACATGCATGCCAACCTCTAACCATTTACCATCATCATCGTTTGGTATGTAAGGTTTAATAGAATACATATCACCTTTCTTTCTTTCAATAGGTCTATATAATATATTCATTATGTTTTGCCAGTTCTTATCAATAGTAAATGTGTCAAACTTTGTAATATCTACATATGCACCATAAGTCATTTGAGATAAGTTAGGTTCAAAGCCATACTCAATACCATCTATCGTTACAAACTTCTGCAATGGTAATTCTGTTTTACCTATAAAGTCCTCTATATCTTTTTTAATGTTTGTGTAATCCTCTAATGATAAACCTTTTAATTGGTTAGGGTCTAATCCACATAAGTGATAAAAGATAACAGCAGTTACTGCTTCTTCATCATCTTTATAGTTTTCCATTTCAGTTTGTAATGCTAACCATTTCTTTAAGGTAATGTCCTCATAAGATTGTGGTATGTTAATTGTTAGTTCCTGCACCATTTGTTAAAAATTTTATCATGTTGTTTAATCTAATTACTTTCTTTTCTTCTCTTTCTAAAGCAGTATTCATCATTATCATTTTTGCTCTCAAATCCTCATTTTCCTGTTGTAAACTCTTAGCGTAGAGTATCAACTCCCTAATTTCGGTCTCGTTCCATTGCTTTTGATTAGTATTTATGTCTTCCGATTGATATTGCATATTTACCTGCTTGTATTTTCTTTTGATTTAATTGTTCCATGCAAACATAACGGATTGCATCTATTGCGTGGTTAGAGTAATCAACGGGTATGTTTTCAAAGTCACCATTCTTATTTACAGTCCACACATACTCACTAAACTCTCTAACGATATTAACACTGCTTTTAAGGATATGTAGTTTGTGTTGGTGCATGATATCAATTCCCATCTTAATACTATCCTTACCTTTCTTAACAGGCTTTATATTGAAACCTGCTCTATATATCTCTTCTATCAATCTACCTTCCGCACTATCTCCCCATATTGGATTTCTCTCTACATCAAGTGATTTTAATTCAGCTACGATTTCCGATGTGACTAAACCTTTCTTATATAGGAGTTCTTCAAAGTATAAGTTCTCTCTCCACTTATATACTGCTACTAATGTTGTTGGGTCAATACTAAATCCAAAGTCCATACCGAATGCAACAAACTCTGCTTCATCAGGTATCTCCTCTACTAACTCTGCACTAAAGATTGTTCCTACATTATTGCCTGGTAAACCCAATCCATATATCTTATAGTATTCAGGGTTAACCCACTTTAACCTTTCAATCTCATCTACAATAGACTTCTCTAAAAATGGATTGTCTAAAAATGTGCTAATATATAAACTGCTCTCAGGGTGTGTTTGTATTTCATTAAAGATATAGTGGTTAGTTCCGAATGATGGGTTATACGCTATAATAGTTTTAATTCTAGTTCTAATAAATAACTGAAAGTAATCCTCTCTACTTAATTCATTACACTCATCTATAAACAAATAGTCTCTTGCACTACCCTTTCTCTTTTCCGAACTATCAATTGACATAAACTCTACCATTGAACCATTGTCAAAATTGTATATGTGTTCAGTAGCAGACCAGTTGTTATCATCCCATATCTCTAAATCTTTAAGTATTGTTTGCCAGTCTCTCATAATACTAACTCTCATAGATGGAAAAGACTTTCTTACTACTGAAACTACTATGTTAGGCTCCATTAAACAATGAACTAATATCCATTGTAAAGCAGAATATGATTTACTGCTTCTAGTTCCACCTTGCAGTATACATATCTTTTTACTCTCATCAATATCCCTATATGTCTTTGATGTGGTTATGTTTAGTTCCATCTACTATGTTTAGGTTGATTGATTGTATCTTTGCATTGACTTCCATTGTTCCTTTCACATCTATGCTTCTCATCTTTGGCATTGCATATTCTAATAACCTCATTGATAACTCTATAGCTTTCTCTGGGTTTTTCTTTTTTAGTTCTTCTAAGTCTTGCTGTATTGTGGATAAAGTATTATTAACTGCACGATTGATTGTTAACCTCATTTGTTCTGTGGTTCTATTCAATGCTCCTTTTGGTCTCCCATTAGCATTTATTCTTTTATCTCCTTTAACGAACGCCATAGTATTTTAATTGTATTTTACTATTATATAAACACATCTTATATTATTTGTTAGTAAACACCTCCCAAGCAACTAATAGTGTCAGGGTGGTCAGGTATACCATCATTAATACGATTATTTCTTTATCTTGCTTCTTCATAATTAAACCATTTATTATTATTGTGGTTCTCTACTGCTTTAATTAATCTCTTTACTCTATCCTTATAACTTCCTAACCATAGTTCATTTGCTTTAACACCTACTTCATATGGTAACTCTTTTCCTATTGATGTATATTGTTCCGCAGTTATATCAATGATTGTTCCCATTTCATCAACACACCACCAATGCCATTCACCTTCCCAATCTAATCCTTTATTTAATTGTAAGTTAGGATAAAAGTGTTTAAGTGTTGCCGATGAATGATAACAATGTCCATACATAGGATTTGCTACATTCCTATCATGCATCCACATTGGTAAAAGGGATGGTGTTAACTTAGCTTTTATTATTTCTATTGTTTCATTCATTCTCTATTGCTTCATATCCATACATTCCAACTGTCCTTCCATCTGCATCTAATACAACTATCATACCTGCCCATTGATTACCTCTTAATATAATTTGCTTATCCTTTATCCAATTCCAGTCAAAGTTAAGATGAACATACTTATAATCTATTCTAGTATTCATAGTGTCCGCGAGTATCAGGATATTCTTTTCTAATCATATTCTTTGTCTTTAGATTATTATTTTTTCTTTCTCTTGGCACCTTTCTATCAAATATCCATTCCATTATACCCAACTCTTTAGCTTCTTTCAATTGTTTCTCATAGTGTGCAAGAACATAAGACTTATCACCAGTCTTATTGTATTCTTTCCATGCATTACTTAAAGCAGTTCTTATACTACAAAATCTTGCACCTGCTTCATTTGTTCTATTATTAAAAGGATATGGTTTTTTTAGAGGACGCTTTGCTCTTTTAACTTCTTCAATTACTTTTTGTGCTTTATTAACACATAACCTACATTTGTTAATTGGTTTCATTGTATGATATGCAGAACCACATTCTTTACATATCCTATCTTCACCATTCTTGTGGTCAAACTTTCTAGCCCATAATGACATATAACTTATTGTTTATTAAATGGATTGTCTAATGTGCTCTCTAAATACTTTCTTATCTTCTTAACTGAAAGGAATACTGTTGACTTACTTATCTTTATATCATTTGCTACTTCATCAAGAGTTTTGTCCGACATCCAATATAGTTCAAATATCTTTGCAGGTGCCCACATTCTTGTTGCTGATAACTTTTGTAGTTCATCTATCACTTCTCTATGTGCCTTCTCTAACTCTTGGTCTTTATCTGTATCATATTCTTCAAAAACATCTTCACTTACGACTTCTTCTTTATACACTATTCGGTTTAGCTTTTTGGTTTTGTTAATCCATCTGCTTTCCAAAAATCTATAACAATAAAACATATGATAAGATACACCATAAAATATCTTTGGATTACATTTCTTATGTAGGTATTCATAAAGTTCTTGCACTAAATCTTCTGCTTCTTCTTTATTCTTTGTAATCTTTTTAGCGTGTTTGATTAACCAATCGTTACTATTGATGTATAAATTGGTTAATCTTTGTTCACACTCCAAAGATAAACTACCTGTTATCATTTACTTTTATATAATTGTTAAGTGTGTCAACTGCAGCTTTCCAATACTTTCCTGCTGATGAACAAGTGCATGGTCTTGCACCATGATTACCATCTATCTTATTATACATGTCCCAAATATATCCTGTTTGATGT